CGCTGTGGTGAGATATGGCTGTCAATGTCGAAAGACATCTACGTTGAAGAAAAGCGCAAGATGAAGACCATTGGTGCTATGGAGGAAGTCGGTTCGATTGAACTGATGAAGCCACAAATCGACGAAGAAACTGGCGAACTGATTTACGAAAACAACCTGGGCGATGCTTTGTTTGACGTTGCTGTAGATGTTGGCCCATCGTCATCGAGCCGCCGCGATGCGACAGTCCGTGCGCTGACAGGCATGATGCAAGTTACATCTGATCCGACAACCCAACAGGTTCTGCAAGCTATGGCTATAATGAACATGGAAGGCGAAGGCATTGGCGACATCAAGGAATATTTCCGCAAGCAGCTAGTCCAGATGGGCGTATTGCAGCCATCCGAAGAAGAACAGCAGCAGATGATGGAAGCGCAAGCAAACGTGCAGCAAGATGCACAGACCACTTACTTGCTTGCTGAAGCCGCTAAGTCACAGGCTCAAGCTATCCAAGCACAGGCTAACACTGAATACACCTTGGCACGTTCTGAAGAAACAAAGGCCAAGACTATTCAAACATTATCAAGCGTTGATATAGACGAACGTAAGTCCGCTATTGAGACTGCTGAAAAGATTGGGGCCGCTATTAGGCCGCAAACGAATGTGGTTCCACCCTCCACACAATTTGGGTGAGTTAATGGGGTTAAAACATGAAAACGGCAGAACTGGATAACGACGACATCAATACAATAGACATCGACACAGACATCAATGAGCAAACGGACGATGAGACCAATTCCATCGACCAGGCTGATGATGACGAAGAAGATGACGAAGATGAAGTCGTAATATCTATCGGAGAGGAATCGCCACCTCAAGATGAAGAAGTTCGTGCGCCTGCTTGGGTGCGTGAATTGCGTAAATCAAATCGGGAAAAAGAACGGAAGATACGCGAACTGGAAGCAAAGCTAAATACGACAGCAACTGAGACCAAGCCGGTTGCATTAGTATCAAAGCCAACGCTTGAGAATTGCGATTATGATTCCGACGAGTACGAACAAAAGCTTGCTGAATGGTATGAGCATAAACGCGAACACGATGCAGCCGAAGCCAATGCAGCAGCCCAGCGAGATGCTGAGTCTAAAGCATGGCAGGACAAGCTTGATTCCTATGCGAAGGCTAAGTCATCGCTAAGGGTGCGGGATTACGACGAAGCTGAAGCGACGGCTTTAGATACGTTCAACGTCACGCAACAAGGAATAGTTCTACAAGGCTCTGACAACCCCGCTTTGCTGATCTACGCAATTGGCAAAAGCACTAAGCGAGCTAAGGAACTTGCAGCAATCACCGACCCCGTGAAGTTTGCCTTTGCGGTAGCAAAACTGGAGACTCAGTTGAAAGTAACAAACCGTAGGGCATCAACCTCGCCAGAACGTACAATCACCACAAGCGGTGGGCGTGTGTCTGGCTCCATTGATTCACAACTTGAACGCTTACGCGCTGAAGCTCTAAAGACCGGAGACTTGTCAAAGGTTATGGAGTATAAGCGTCGCAATAAGAAAACCTAATTTTTTGGAGTTAATTTAATGGCTAACGCATTTTCGAAAGAAGAAATCGTTGCCTTTGAGAACATTCTTGAAGGCTTCAATGATGCTTTGATTCTGTCAAAGAACGTCAACATCTACAACACTAACGGCGTAACTATGGAACGCGCTCGTGACACCATGTGGCGTCCGCAACCATACATCGCTCAGTCGTTCACACGCACCATCGGCACGACCATTGCTTCTAATGTTCAGACGATGACCCAGCTTTCTGTTCCTTCGACCTTGGGTTTCAGCCCTTGCTCGGCATGGGAAATGAATGCTTTGGAACTTCGTGACGCATTGCAAGAAGATCGTTTGGGCGCTGCTGCAAAGCAAAAGCTTGCTTCGGACATCAACCTTTCCGTTATGGATTTGGCTGCTGCTCAAGGCACGCTGGTCGTTCCAATCGTCGGCGCTGCTGGCGACTATGATGACATCGCACTTTGCGACAGCATCATGAACGAGCAGGGCGTAATGTCTGAAGATCGTTACCTCGCTTTGTCGAGCCGCGATTATAACGGCATGGCTGGCAACTTGGCAGTAGCGACTCGTTCGTTCACTGGCACGAAGTCATCCAACGCTTACGAGCGTTCGTATGTTGGCCCAGTAGCTGGCTTTGAAACTTACAAGCTTGATTACGCTAACCGTTGCAATGCAAACTCGGCAACACGCACGATTGCAACAAACGGCGCTCAAGTTCGTTACGTTCCAAAGGCAACCACTAACAGCGTTGCAGGCGTTCTGAACGTAGACAACCGCTATCAGACTGTCACTGTCTCCTCGACAACTGGCATTCTTGCTGGCGATGCGTTCACGATCACTGGCATCGAAGCAGTTCACCACATCACGAAGCGCAGCACAGGTCAGTTGAAGACCTTCCGCGTTATCTCGATTGTTGATGGTACTTCGATGGTTATCAGTCCGCCAATCATCGGCGCTAACTCGTCACCAACTGATGCTGAAGAACAGTATAAGAACGTGCAGGTTGCATCGACTTCGGCAACTGCATCGCTGAACTTCCTCAACAAGGTAGCATCGAACATCAACCCGTTCTGGCGCAAGGATTGTATTGAACTGCTCCCAGGCCGTTATGCTGTTCCAGATGGTGCTGGCGTTGACGTACTGCGTGCAGCTACGGATCAGGGCATCGAATTGGTCATGACCAAGAAGTTCGATCCACTGACCTTCCAGACGCTTTACACGCTGGACACACTGTACGGTGTTGTTATGACGAACCCAGAAATGGCTGGCGTTCTGATTTTCAACCAAACTTAATAGAGATGGGGGAGGCTTCGGCTTCCCCCTCTTTCCTTTAGGAGAGAACCAATGCCATTGAAAAAAGGTTTTAGCCGCGCAAGCATCGGCAAGAATATCAAGATGGAAGAAAAGGCTGGTCGCCCTAAGAAGCAAGCCATCGCTATTGCACTCAATGTAGCACGCGATGCTGCAATGAAAGCAGGGAAGCCATCGAAGGCTCCCAAGCGGAAGGCAAAGAAATGAAGAACGGTCTATACGCAAACATCAATGCGAAACGGAATCGGATCAAAGCTCAAAAGGCTGCTGGCAAAACACCTGAGCGTATGCGGAAAGTTGGCAGCAAAGGTGCGCCGACAAAAGCTGCCTTCATTGAATCAGCAAAGACTGCAAAGCCAGTTAAGGCGAAGAAGAAATAGTTATTCGTTTAATGTGCGACTTTCTGATATAAGGCTGCACATTGAACTTGGAGGTCTAAATGGGATATACGAAAAGACAATTCGTAACGTCAGCCTTTGAAGAAATAGGCTTGGCAGATTACGTCTTTGACCTTCAGCCTGAACAGCTAGAGGCTGCGTTGCGCCGTTTAGATTCCATGATTGCTGAATGGAATGCTGCTGGCATCCGTCTTGGCTACGCAATGCCAAGCAGCCCACAAGACAGCGACCTAGATACAGAAACCAATGTGCCGGACAGCGCATGGGAAGCTATCATCACCAACCTAGCCATTCGGATTGCCCCTGGCTACGGCAAGACTGTATCTGCTGACACTAAGGTATCTGCTAAGGGCGCTTATAACGTATTGCTGCAACGCGCTACATTCCCGCTTGAACAACAACTTCCATCAACAATGCCATTAGGTCAGGGCAACAAGCCTTGGCGCTGGGATAATCCTTTCGTTCGGATTCCTTACGATCCTCTAAATGCAGGGCCTGATGGCCCATTTGAATGGAGTTAAACAATGCCTACAATTAACCAGCTTCCAACTGTAACTCAGGTCTCCGGTGGAGATCAGTTACCGCTGTTCGTAACCAACCAAGGTGACGCTCGTCGTTGCTCTGTTACGACACTTATTGAATACGTTCAGGTAAACTTTGGCGCTGTTACCTGTATGTCAGTGCAGACAATACCTGTGCGCTTTGACCAACTGCCTAACGCTGTTGGCAATGCTGGCGCTCGTGCATTCATTACGAATTGCAACACTACAACTTTCAACGCTGCCGCTGCTGGTGGTGGCTCAAGCCAAGTTCCAGTGTTCAGCAATGGCACTAGCTGGTTTGTGGGCTAATTCTAATTCATTAGGGGAACTTTGAGATGATTATTCAACCAGGTCTAACTCAGACCATCACAGATGTAATTGTTCCTGCTGGTCAATATATCAGCATTGGAAACGTGGGCAATGATGCCACAACCGTATTGCTTGAGCCAATTGGCCCAGTAAGCTATGACTATTATACGCAAGTTGCTTCGCTTTCTAACAGAGCACAGATGTTTGGCCCATATCCTGTTGATCGCACTGTGCGTATCGTCAGCGGCATTGAGTCAACAGCGCAATACGATGTAGGCGCTCAACCAACGCTGCGTGACTTCCC